AATTATGGTATGGTTTTGAGCCATGGATGAGACAAAAAACAAAGGCGGCAGACCACGCGCTGAAATCAATCTAGAACAGGTAAAGAAACTGGCGGGGTTAAATTGTACAGAGCCGGAGATTGCGTCTGTTCTTGGGGTTAGTTATCCAACATGGAAACGACACAAGCAGCAAAACACCGAGATATTTGAAGCGGTAGATCAGGGCAAACTTAACGGTAATGTCTCACTACGGAAAAAGCAGTGGGATAAAGCAATGGGCGGTAACATAACGATGCTTATTTGGCTCGGTAAGAACAGGCTCGGGCAATCAGACAAACAATATATCGAACAACATCAAGTGGAGCAATTAGTCATTGTCACAGATCGAACTAACAAGCGCGCAAACGGCGGTGTTCATGAATCAAGCGAGGTTTCGAGTGTTAGTAGCGGGGAGGAGATTCGGAAAGACATTTCTCGCACTCACTGAATTACTCCACGCGGCAATCAGCAAACCAGATCAGTCTTGTTGGTATGTTGCGCCTACATATAGGCAAGCCAAGCAGATAGCGTGGAAGGACCTCAAACGGATGACTCCACCATCTCAAGTTGTTGCCACGCACGAAACGGATTTATCCATTGAATTCATAAACGGATCGGTTGCGTCATTGCGTGGTTCAGATAACTACGATGCCCTGCGTGGTGTTGGGTTGGATTTTCTGGTGATGGATGAGTTCGCCGATATGGCACCTGACGCGTGGTTTGAAGTGTTGCGCCCTATGTTATCGGACAAACAAGGCCATGCTCTATGGATCGGTACGCCCCGAGGCTTTAATCACTTCCATGACCTATATACATATACATTCGATACTGAAGGATGGCAGGGATGGCAGTTTACGACAGCCCAAGGTGGCAGAGTAACCGATGATGAGATAAAAGCCGCAAAGCGTGATATGGGTGAGCGGGAATACAAACAAGAATTCCTGGCTACCTTTGAAGCATTGACGGGCCGGGTATATCCAAATTTTTGCAGGGTGGAATCAGTTACAGATGTTGAAGATACTGAAGGTGATTTATTGGTGGGGATGGATTTCAACGTTGACCCGATGACGGCTGTCTGTTGCGTTAAAGCAGGAGATCAATTACATATCCTCGATGAGATCATAATGAGTGATAGCAATACAGAATTGATGGCGAATGAATTGAAGCAGAAATTTCCTAACAGAACGATAACAGTGTATCCTGATCCATCAGGTCGAGCGCGTAAAACAAGCGCATCAGTTGGACGCACAGATTTTGCTATACTGTCGAACGCAGGGTTTGAGGTTCGTGCACCTCGAGCCGCTCATGCTGTTGTGGATAGAATTAACACAGTACAAGCCGCATTGAAGAATGCAGATGGTGATAGACGAATTTATGCTCATCCACGCTGTAAGCATTTGGTAAAGGCGCTTGAAGGTCTTACCTACGTTGAAGGATCACACCAACCAGATAAGTCTGGTGGACTTGATCATATTACAGACGCATTGGGTTATCTAGTCATGGGGGAAATGCCATTGCGCCGTATCCTTGAAAAACGCCAACCCCAAAGGTGGTCATAGATGGCAAACGAACAAATACCCAAGACAAGCGTTACGTATGACGCATATGCAAATCGGTGGGAATTTTATTTACGGTCATATTTAGGCGGGGAGGACTATCAAGGCGGCAACTACTTAACTGCTTACAAACTGGAATCATCAGAGGATTATGCTGAACGTAAAGTCCAGACACCGCTTGATAACCAGTGCAAGAATGTCATTCACATCTATTCGTCATTCCTGTGGCGTGCTTTACCCACAAGGGAATTCGGCGTTATTGAAAATGATCCGGCATTAAAAGGGTATCTGGATGATGCGGATTATGATGGTCGCAGTCATAACTCTGTCATGCGTGAGGCAACTGTATGGTCGAGTGTATATGGTCATTGTTGGCTGATCCTTGACAAACCAAGCATTACGTCAACGACACGCGCAGATGAATTGGCGGCAGACATCAGACCCTACCTCACACTCGTTACTCCCGAAAATGTTTACGATTGGGAATATGAGCGAAGCCCTACTGGACGGCATCGTCTGGTGTATCTGAAGATAAGGGAGAGTGTAAAAGGTAACGAAAAGATATTCCGAGTATGGACTCCAGATTCCATATCACTGTGGAAAGTTGTCGGTGATCTTGAGCCAGTATTGATTGAGGAACTACCGAACCCGATCGGGCTTATCCCCGCGGTAACGGTGTATTCCCAACGGTCGGCTTTGCGTGGTGTGGGCATATCGGATATTGCTGATGTCGCTGACATACAGAGGGCTGTCTACAATGAACTCTCTGAAATAGAACAACTGATCCGCATATCCAATCACCCCTCATTAGCAAAGACGGAAGGCACGGATGCTAGTGCCGGAGCGGGTGCAATTATCCGTATGGCAGATGACTTGGATCCTGGCCTTAAACCTTACCTGCTACAACCATCAGGCGGGAACCTTGACGCAATCCGCGCAAGCATTGAGGACAAGATAAAGTCTGTTGATCGGGTGACTCATTTGGGTGCTGTCCGTGCCACTGAAAAGGCGGCGAAGTCTGGTATTGCTTTGCAGACCGAATTTCAAATGCTGAATTCCAAGTTATCGGAGAAGGCTGATCTGTTGGAATTGGCAGAGGAGCAATTGTGGAAGTTGTGGGCAATCTGGCAGGGCAGGGAATGGGATGGCGTGATTGATTATGCTGATACGTTTGATTTGCGTGATTACGCCACTGACCTTGAGTTCCTACAGATGGCAAGGGCAACAGGGGTGCAGTCGGCTACCTTCAAGACATCCATTGATAAACAGATCGCCGCTTTGGTTGTAGATGAGGATGATCTGGCTCAAGCGTATGATGAAATTGAAGCAACACCAACTGTGCTGGGGCAATTCAATACGCAAGTAGAAGAAGCGGCTTAATTGACTACAGCGGCTGAAATAACACGACTCGCCAACTCTCATGACGCATTAGTCGATGCGTTGGATGAAACACATGGAGCAAGGTTGTCGAAAATTCTTGATGAACTCGAGGAGAAGATTGTTCGCATTGTCAATGCTATGCCTGTCGCTGATGGCAAGTTGGCTGATGCGGCTTTGGCAATTAAACAACGCCCTGCTATTGAGGAAGCAATACGCAGTACATTCTTAAAGTGGAGTCACAGTTCAGTTGATGAATACGATGACGTTGCTGAATCGGTATTAAAACTGATGAGCAATAGTCTCGATGGATTCATTGAGGGAGATGCCGTGGTTATCAATCAACTGAAGCGCATTGCCTTTTCTGGATTTGAGGACATAGCAGAACGGTTTGCGGACACTCTTGCAAATGGTCTATATCAAAGCACAATATCTGGCAGACCCGCCTCAGTTGCCGTGAAAGAAATGCAACAGGCTATCAATGGGGTTTACATCAAGTCTGACGTTGCAGAGGTCAAGAGTCTGGTGGATTTTGTAAAGGCGAATGAAGGGGTAGCAAGCAAACAGAGCGCGGTATCAAAGGCAGTCGGTAAACTCCACCAAATATACGGCAGTGACAGGGCGGGGAATAACATGAGGCGATATGCTAATCAGCAAGTACATGACGGACTCATGCAGTTTTCCGGCAGTTTTACTGCAAAGAAAGCGCAAGATGCGGGTTTAACTAATTACTTATATTCGGGTTCTCTGATAAAGGACTCGCGTGATTGGTGTATTCGATGGGCAGGGGAAACATTAAGCATTGACGATATTAGGGAACTTTGGGCAAACTCCGAATGGCAAGGGAAAGCACCCGGGGATCCGTTAGTGGTACATGGCGGGTTTAACTGCAGACATCATTTTGTACCTGTCGAACCCGAATGGATGGAACAACAAGCGGCTTAACAACGAGGTGATTTATGGCTGATGAACAAGTGGTAGAGGAAACCGTTGAAGTGGAAACTGTAGAGGAGGCACCACCGCAAGAGGCTATGCTGACCAAAAAGGAAGTGGAGATAATGGTCAAGCAAAGGGTGGAGAAAGAGCGCAAATCCTGGCAACGCAAATTTGAAGGCGTTGATGCGGAGGAATATCGCGCTATGAAAATGGCTCAGGAATCCGAGGAAGTGGAACGGCAGAAGGAACGCGGTGAATTCGAAACTGTATTGAAGCAAAGCATTGAAAAGGAAAAGGCGGTATCAGACAGTTACAAGGAGCAACTGCGGAAATTGAAAGTGGATAGTGCTTTGCTATCAGCCGCATCTGAAGAACGCGCAATCAATGCAGAACAAGTGGCGAATTTATTGCACGATAAGGTGCGAATGACAGATGACGGTGCTGTAGAGATTATGGACAATGAAGGGGTTGTGCGTTACAGCGAGAACGGTTCATTGCTAACGCCGAAAGCATTGGTGGCTGAGTTCCTGTCATCGAATCCACATTTCGTTTCTGCAACTCCCGGTGGAATAGGATCACAGTCT